CGCATATCAGCGCCCGCCCGTTGTTAAGACTGTGTGTGCGTATGTGGGGAATGGGTAGGCGGTTTATGCCCTAGCCCGTAAAACTCCTCTGGCATCTTGTTGTGTTTCCTTCTGTTTTCGGCAGCTGTGATTATCTGCAAGTTCCAAGGAACATTCAATCCGCACACAGTCTTACCCATGATTGGGTAGTAGTGGTCGAGATGATGCTCCACGCCAGTTTTGCGTGATATGCTATCGCGCGTCTTGGCAAGCAATGTGAGGTCATCCCAGTTCACCCATTCTGGCGTGGCTTGTTGCACCTTAGAGTTACGCTTAACGTAATACATTGTGAAGTAGTTTGGGTTTTCCCTTTTCCACTTCACTTTGTACGCACGATTCAATTCTGTGTACCGTTCACGGTTGTCTTCTTTGTGCTTGCGCTTGTACGCCTTTACTTCTTCGCGTTGACTGTGTTCGCGGCTACATTCAACGCAATGACCTCCCTTTGTCCATCGTGCCGCAATATGTCCATACTTACAGGGGATACCATGAAAATATGTCTTGTCACCATTGGCGATTGCGGCTTGACGTGCAGCTTCGCGCAAAGGTTTATCTTTGGATAAAACACGTTTAGCTTTTTGATATTGCTTGGATTTCTCATTACTACAGATGATACAGTTAAAGTTTGCAACGCTTCTTTCAGCTATGTGCCCTTTTTGACATGGTTTGCCGGTAAAATATCGTGTGAGTCCTTTGGCAATAGCCTCGTCACGCGTAATAATTCTGTCGGCGTATTCCTTAGCGGCGTCAGCGTTTTCCTTGTGAATTTTGTTGCGCTTGTCCAGCTGCTTTTTGTGACATGGATGAGACAACTCACGGCTACAGGCTACACAGCAACTCGATGACACATACCGTTCAGATATGTGGCCATGCGCACAAGGCTTGCCTGTAAAGTAGTGTTTCAGCTTTTTTTCTTTGGCTTCTGTGCGTGTGATAATTTCCATGTCAGTCCCTCCATTTTACCCCTTGACGAGTTATCCACAGGCCGATAAAATCGCTACAGCGTCAACGCAATGCAAAGCATGCAGTGAATAGCATTATCAGCAGCTGCAGTGATAAATAACTAAACATTCTTTTCTAAAAAAAATAAGTAAAGCTGATAACGCAATGCATAGCATGCTATGCAATGCGTTTTTTTTGTGTATTTAATCTTCAAGCCCCATTGGCTGCACGTTTTGCCAGTGCGGCTCGCTTGACTCTACTATCTGAGCAATGCCGTAGCAGTAGAATATGTCTGCATTAATAGACATGACCTGCTGGACTAGGCGCCGCGCGTCTTCGATAGTCGGCACAATTTCGTATTTATCTGTCGTTGTCGGTTCCCCTGAAGTGCCGGGGTCAAACCTGAGCGTGTAGGCTACCATATACATCATCTACCCTCCTTTGCTGGCGTCTGGTCGCTTGCGACAATCTTTGCAACAAACCATGTCACCAGTCTGTGACCATGCGCGGCCTGTTGTCTGGCTATCCATTCGAACGCTGCTTCCTCAGTGTCGTGCAGCTGCCAGTCGTCATCGTACTGGTGGAAGCCTGTGTGTATTGAGTAGGTGGTCAAATACTTTTCCATTTTAATGCCTCCGAAGTTCTGCCAGCATTGTGTCAATGCGGGCTAGTGTTGCCATGTTGCGGGCGTGATGCCCGTAATTTATGGGGATTGAGTCTAGTAATGCTTCGCGTTCTTCGTTCAGCTGCTTAATGCGGCAATCAATATGCCTATCAATATCTGCTTGGACTTCGGTTGCCGTGTTGTAATGATAGATGCCTAGTTTGTAGCCGCCCCCATGCGTGGGTTCTATCTCGTGGCCTCTGTATAGGAATAGTGACATTGTATTACCTCCGTAATCGCGTTTTAAAGCCCGCTGAGGCCTGGTAAAGCTTCAGCGGGTAGGTTGGTACTAGTTTAGGTCTGTTAGGCGGTAGGTGCCGTCTTTAATGCGGCGCTTAACTTGGGCAGTATCACAACCAAGGAATTGGTTGCGGTATTTGCTGGTGGTGACGCTGTAGTCCCATGCGTTGCGGTCGAGATATGTGACGCGCTCACCGTCCTCAAAGCATGTTTTAACGATGACGGTGTTGTAGCTTTGAAAGTAGGTTGCCTCGCTGTCAAAGATTATGAATTGATTAGCTACTGGGCGACCTGTGCGTCCGGTCATTTGTGATACTTTTGCCATGGTAAAACCTCCGTTAATGGCGTTGTCGATGATGTTAGGCTGGCCCTTGATTGTGTCTAAAATAAGGCCAGCTGGTGATTATTTTGTGGCGGTGTTTGTTCCGTGAATAGGTGCGGAAACAGTGTGGAACCTTGCCATGACGCAGGGGCTGGCAGGCTAGGCGCTGCTGCTGGCGCGGCGATTGCGTGCTTGAATGGCGTTTTGATTATTTTGACGTGTTGGACTTTCTTGCGCTTGCCGCGGTACTCATCAACAGGCTTTAAGCCGCATTGGTCTATGACCATGCCATTCATTACACATTGTACATGGCTGCCAGTCGTTATCATGTATAACGTGTTGGGCTTGGTGTGGTTCTCAACAAAGTGTTTTACGGTTTTGTCATAACCAGCGAACCAAGGGCCGCCACCAGCTGGCACAGTGTCGTGCCACTTGATGCCGAGCCTGTCCAGCGCTGGTCCTTGGTGGTGCGTGTATGTGGCGCCTTTCCAGCGCTTGCTGTATTTGCCAACGGTTGCGAATGTGTTCCAAGCGCGGGCAAAGCTGACGCCTGCGGCAACGGCCAAGGCAGTAACGCCACAGTTAGGGCCAGACCGTGCGTCTGCTGGTAGTTTAAAGTGCGGGTTCATGTTACTTCCTCCGATTTAATAACTGTTATCCATTACATGCCGCACATAGGCTAATGCTTCAGCGTCCGATGCAAAGATGCGGTTACCGCCCTCTGCCATGACATCAAAGCCGCTGTCTACGTCAATCATACGAATGATGCCGGATGCCTTGGCGCGGTAAAAGCGGATGCAATCCGGTTCTTCACCGTATTGGATTAAAAACGCGTAGTGTTCGTCCAATTCGCTTTGTGTGTACTCGTGCTGTTTCATGCTACTGCCTCCGCAAGCAAGGCCCGCAAGTCTTCGGCCTCGTATGTGTCGGGCATATCGTAAAGGCCGGAGTAGTAAAACTTGCCGTTATACTTAACAAGCAAGCTGGACTCGTCCCCCTGCAGGCCGTGTTCGTAGAATGACAAGCCGCCAGCGTTAAAGAGTTGAGTGTGTCCTGCCTGTATTTCTGCTTCGGTAAACATTGTGTCGCCTCCGTTTTGTGCGTTTCGATAAGCACAATGTAGGCAGCGAATGAGGCGAGAATGTGGCAAGAGTAAGGTTTTTTGCCTTGGATGTTGCCTTATTCATAGAAAAGTTTACACTGGCAGATGAGGCGCTGCAGGTTGTAAGTATTTGGATTGATTGAGATGGTGGTGCGTTTGTAAGTGTCAGCACACACACTGTATACACGGGCTATCGCGCGGCAATGTAGCCGCAAGCCTATCATAGTGTGGCAAAAATGCAACACTGTGTCACAACAGCAACAGGCAGGGGGGGGTCCATACAAAGGCATGCACCCCGCGCGGACGGGGCGGCGTCGATGTGTATTAAATACATGTCCACCACACACACGGAGAAAGCATGACTAAACTCACAACCTATACAACACGGCAAATCATTGCTGACTTAGCCGATGGCTTTACGATGGTAGATGCTTGTAATCGTGCTGGCGTTACTAGGCAGGCTCTGTACAAGCGTATGAAGCGCAGCGAGGAGCTTGACGCTGCAGTACGCACTGCACAGCAGTACAGTGCGGAGAAGGCGCTAGAGGAGCTTGATAAGCTATATGACGATGCCCTTAACAAGCGGAAAGACTATGACCCGCATGTACTGCGTGATTATGCCAATCATGTGCGCTGGAAGGTGCAGAAGATTATCCCTGAGCGCTTTGGCGAACAAAAGAACAAGGCTGGCGTTGAGGTGACTGACGGTGGCATACGCATTATGTGGGAAAGCTAATGGACGTTAAGATTCCGTATAAGCCTCGTGCGCTCCAAGCTGAAATGCACAACAGCCTGAAGCGCTGGAATGTCTTAGTGATGCACAGGCGCTTTGGCAAGACTGTGTTTGCGGTTAATCAGCTAATAAAGACTACACTAACTTGTCCTTTGCCAAGGCCGCGCACAGCGTTTGTTGCACCTACGTTTGCACAGGCCAAGCGTATTGCTTGGGATTATGTAAAGTTTTACGCATCTGTGATTCCCGGCGTTACGTTTAACGAGACTGAGCTGCGTGCAGATTTCCCTAACGGGGGGCGGTTAATGTTGTTGTCTGCCGAAAACCCGGATGCTCTGCGTGGTATTTACTTGGATGAGTGTGTTTTCGATGAATTTGGCATGCAAAATCCAAGGGTATGGGGGGAGGTTGTA